CAGCGCCATTGTTTCTTCTGAAGGACACTAACTCTGCAGCATCTTTTGCGCGTCTAGCATTGTTTCTAGCGTTTGTTGATGCATTTCCGCTTTGTATAGAATCTTGTATGTTTTTTTCGGCTTCTTCTCTAGAGAATTCACCTTCTGTCCAATAACGATAAGTCATAGTTATTGTAACTCTATGAAAATTATCGTCTCCCCAATTTACTGGCATGGAATTTACTTGGATTGGAAAGGCTTCTATGAGTTCACAATGATAAGTTGGTGTTTCATCGTCTGCAAGTTGTTCAATTATGACTTTCGTGACATAAGAATCTCTGTACTCAAAATCGAATGAGTCTCTAGGATTTATCATGGAAATCCAATCATCAAAAACTCGTTTCTCAATTAATTTGGCATCACACAAGAAGGTAAATGTGACATCGTTATAACTGGTCATATATGGAGTCTTAAAGGTTGGTCCATATATTCTGGATTCTGTGGTTGTCAAATCTCTGCCAGGTAGTTCTGCCGCTTCGCAGTTTAGACTTACTTGCCTAAATTCTTCAATATCTCCACCCAAAACAGGCGGAGTCATAATTACTCTAAATCTATTGGTTCTGGCTAAACCTTTAGACCCTAGTCTGGCAATAAATCCGCCAACATCGAATCTTTTTGTGCCTACTACTGGAATTTCTTGTTCTTCTGTTGCCATTTCTAACTCTTATAGATAAATTTTGCTACTGGTAAGAAACACGCGGTTTCCCATTGGTCTGGTTCAACGTAAATGATCGAAGAAACGATGTGATTAACCAAGTATCTTTTCAGACATTCTTTGAACAACCCGTAACGACTAGAAGAGTTCAATAGATCATAACTGAGATTTAATCTAGTTGTATTATCGTATTTATCATTATTCATAAAGTCCATTAGTCGGTCTAACAGAAATAGACGGGTCATCGGATCCAAATAGTGCAGATTTATACCCAAAAATCCGTCGCTGTATGGTTTTATGGGTATTACTAGAGGAAATTTATCCCAAACAGGCAGAGTTTCTTTGAGTTTTGGATCGTAGGCAAAAAAATACATACGACCGACCAATGCTTTTGCTGCTATTCTGTCTGGATCATTAAGAATATTTGAACGATTGGCTGGCATTCTGACAGCCATAATCTTAGACTGTATCCAAGCCCTAGCCAAGTTGGTTCTAGGTTCTATTCTGTTTTCTTTGAGTTCTTTGCTAAACTTTTCCAGTAATGAACCCATTAGAACTTTATCCCTAGATGTTTCTCAGTAATGACGCTGAACTTCCATTTTCTATCCTTACAGTATTCGTCTGCGGCTTTCCATTTAGCCTCATTTATACCATAAGTTGCCACTTCCTGGATGTATTGTCTGGTCACCCTGCTCTTTACTTTAGGAGGTTTCGCCTGTTTCTCAGGTTTGACCTCGAGTATATGGCATTGAATCTCACCATTTTCATTCTGAATCCTCACAAAAAAGTCTGGAAAATAACGATGCCATCTTCCATCCACAGGCGAAAGGTATGGTATGATTATTTCCTCATTTGACCAACCGATAACATTCGGATTCTCATCTAAACGAACCATAACTTTACGTTCCCACAAAGAACGATACCATACGTTCGTAGGATCACCTAAATATTTATTGGTGTTTTTTGGAATGAATTTACCGCTGTACGCCATATACCTATTTAGGAATCATAAATGACCGATAAAGTTACAAAAGAAGCACCTAGCGTACCTAGTGGCAACACTGATGGTAATAGCGTCAAGGGAGAGGAAAATACAAATAAAAAAGATGGTCCTCTGCATAAAGCAGAAAAACATAGAGAACTTGTTAACCTCAGATATCCTATAGATCTAGGAACAGATAATATCTATAAACATTTGATGAGAATTAACATCTATAAACAAAAAATATCAAAATTTGAAACTCCTACGTTAGGACCGAATGCTTTTGATGATGCCAAAGCAGGCGCCAGTAAAGTTTATGATGTAGACGCAGTTCTCGGTGGTGCTGCTTTAGCAGTTACAGGGGCTGGATCTAAAGCCGCATCATTAGTCGCAAAGGGATTAGCCGCTTCCTCTGCAATAAGATCTGGTAGAAGTGCCACCGCCGCTGCAAAGGCGGCGCAGACTGCAGGTCAATTAGCCGAAACTCTTGTTAATGCTGCAGGTAAAGCCGTCACAGGTGGCGTTGGAGTTTTAGGATTAGCAGGTAAAACTCTAGAAAGAAAAACGGTCACTGAGCCAATTGCATATATCAGTTTATACATGCCAGAGACTCTAATCTTTACAGATAGACATGATTTTGATCCAGTATCAGTTACTGAAGCACTTGGCGCTATCGGTACTGCTGAAGCATTAGTTGGGGGTGGTGGCTTAACGTCAGGCGAACTCGCTGGTCGTGCGGCTGAAGCCGCTGGTATAGCAGGTCCTGGTATTGTGGATGTATCCCTTTTCGGAGAAGGTTATGCCCTTAACCCTCAATTAGAAATTCTGTATAAAGGGTCTAAAAATAGACAGTTCGTATTTTCATTTAAGTTTACTCCAAGAAACGATATAGAAGCGAAATCAGTAGAATCTATTATTAAGACTTTAAGATTCCATGCTTCACCTGAATATGGTGAAGCCGCTAATGCTGCTCGTTATTTTATCCCCCCTTCTGAATTTGACATAGAGTTTTACATCGGTCCTAATCAAAACAAACACTTGCCTAGAATCGCGCAATGTGTTCTAGAGAACATAGATGTTAATTATGCCGCAGGCGGTCAATACTCAACTTTTGTTGATGGTATGCCTGTAGAAATTACCATGCAATTAACCTTCACAGAAACAATCATTCTCACCAAAGAAGACATCGACAGCGGGTTCTAAAAATGGCATATTTCAAAGAATTTCCAAAATTAATCTACTCAACTTCTTTAGGAATAAAGAATTTCAAGACTGTCACCAATATATTTGCAAATATTCGTTTCATAAAAGAAATACTATCCAATTCAGACTTGTATTATACATACGATGTTAAGGATGGAGAAAAGCCAGAAGATATTGCGGCTAAGATGTATAATGACGTCGAGAAACATTGGATTATACTATTGGCTAATGGGGTAGTTGATCCACAATATGATTGGGTAATGGGGCAGAATGCATTCGAAAATTATATCAATAAGAAATACTCATCATTAAATTTAAATTTACCAACGACGGATATCTATAGATCTAATTATGTAAACAACGAAGTAGTTTATCAAGGCGATTCAGTCAGTGATGCTAATTGCAAAGCACAGGTAGCCAACTTTAATAGCGTGACTAAATTGTTGCAGGTAAAATTCCCAAACCAAACCATAGCCAATGGCGAGGCTATTATAGGAAATACGTCAAACGAAAACCATAAAATTATGGGCGTGACTGTAAACAATGACGGGTATAATTGGGCAGTAAATACAGCCAGCCACTACCAAGTCACAGAAACGAGATATAATAGTTTTGATAAGGTAAAAAATACAATTACATATTCAGTATCAGCATTAGATTATAATTATGCAACTGATTCAGTAGTTTCTATGCCATTAGGTTATTCGAACACCTCAAGCCTATTATCTGATGGTACAACTCTTTACATTGAAAAGTTTATTGGTCAAAAGAATTTCTATGATGTCGAAGTTGACAAAAATGAAGCAAAAAGAAAAATTAAATTGCCTAAACCTCAATATGTTTTGACTATTGAACAACAATTCAATAGATTAATGAGAAAGGCATAATATGTCAGGTGATAGTTTAGACGAATTTGCATATGATATTACAGCGATAGAACTCATTAGTTCTACTGGCTCGGTCACGAACATAAAATTTATGGTTCAAGACTTTAATATGTATGAGAGTATTTTTAACTCAGTTGTTTCTGGCGATATGCATATATGGGATGGTAATAACATTCTTACTGATTTTGAATTGCATGGTAATGAGTTTTTGATGGTTAGATTTACAAAAGCAGATCTGGACCCAATTGAAAAGTATTTTAGAATCTATAAAATTGCAAATGTCTCAATGAGAAATTTAAATTCTTTTGAGTATATGATCTATTTTTGTTCTGAAGAGTTTATCTTAAACCAACAAAAAAGAATATCAAAATCATATAAAGAAGTAACCAATAGCGAAATAGTTTCTGATATACTAACAAATCAATTATTAGTTGATGATAATAAAATAGTTGTAATAGAAGAAACCGTCTTACCGCAAAATTTAATTATTCCGAATTTAAAGCCATTCGAAGCGATTAATTGGATTTCTACGTTCTCGCTAAATTCCAAACTATCGGCGGCTTATTTGTTCTATGAAACAATCAAAGGATTTAACTTTAGATCATTAGCATCATTATACGAACAACCTATTTCTAAAAAACTACAATTAAATCCTAAAAATGTTCAAACCGATGAAGATAAAAATTACAATAACTTTTTCATACCTGATAGATTAGAATTCCCTCAACTGTTTGATATTCTCAAAACTATATCTGGTGGAGGATATTCTTCCAAAATGTTAGCCATTAATCTGCTAGGCAGAGAACATGCTACACTAAGATATGACTCCGTTGTTGGAAATTTTGATCAACTTAACAAATATACTCCATACAATGACTCCACTAATAGATTCGACGAAACGCTAACTGATGGTTCGACTTATCTACGTTTCTTTCCAACTTTCCAAGGAGCATTGGTAGATGACTGGTTGCTTCAAAGAGCCTCTCAGTTTTCTTTGTTAAATAGTATGCAAATGAATGTTCAAGTACCAGGAGATCCAGAATTAACCACAGGATCGACAATAGAAATTGAGTTTCCGTTTATTCAACCCATTGATTCTCCAAATAAGACAGAGGAAGATGGATTAAAGTCTGGAAAATATTTGATAACTGGAATTAGACATAGAATTATTGATAGCGTTTACATTAATTACTTAGAGTTGTGTAAAGACTCAAACAAATCATCTGTTCCTGGAGCAGTTGATAGTCCTAGATATAAATTGGCTAAAAAATCATGAAGTTTCGCAAAGATTTTATTGGATTGGACGGGTTTATTTGGTGGATCGGTGTCGTGGAGAACCGATTAGATCCGCTCGGGCTTGGTAGATGTCAAGTTCGTTGTTTTGGATTCCATGACAAAGATTTGGCGTTAATTCCGTCAGAAGATCTTCCTTGGGCTCAGCCTGTTACTTCTGTGAACAGCCCAACATTCTCTACGCCAAAAGAAGGCGATTATGTATTTGGCTTTTTCTTGGATGGTAGATTTGCTCAGACTCCAGTAATGCTTGGAGTAATCCCTGGCATTCCTTCGGTTGAATATCCACCAACAGATGGGTTTACAGATTTAAGAACTGAGGATCAACTGACTGACTCACCTAAAAAGCCAGCATCGGTATCGTATTCTGAAGATGGTTATGGTGCCGAGATCGAAGAAAAAGACGCTGCCGCAAGAAATCCTGAATTTTTGAATGAACCCACCAATAGTCGTCTGGCTAGAAACGAAAATGTGAGCGATACCGTAATTGAATTGCGCAGAAAGAACACCATCAAAGAAGTTATCAGCGCAGATGATTTATCTTGGGCTGAGCCTTTCCCAGCATATAATGCAAAATACCCATTCAATAAGGTAATGGAGTCAGAATCAGGGCACGTCTTAGAATTAGACGATACACCTGGCGATGAAAGAGTTCACTTGGCTCACCGTAGCGGAACTTTTCAAGAAATATATCCAACTGGAACTAAAGTCGAGAAGATCGTAAAGAACAATTATCGTATTGTTCTGTCCGATGATCACCTATATGTGGTTGGCAAGGTAAACATAACCGTTGCTTCCGACGCAAATATCAGAGTTGTTGGTAATATTAATCTTCAAGGCGAAAATGATTTAAATGCAATCATTTCTGGCGATAGTAATATCTCGATTGGCGGCGATTTAAAGATAGAAGCGCAAAATATTGACATGTTAACTGGCGGAAATCTTAACATTCAAGGTGGAAATCTAGACATTTCTGCCGATAGTAACATCGTAGCAGGCGCAGGTGGTCAGCTGAATATGGTTTCTGGCAGTAAAATGCTATTTGGTTCTGGAGGTCAGACCAGTTTTAAAGCCATTACATCTTTTGACGTCGATGCAATATCAGTAAACCTCAAAAAAGGCAGATCTAGCACACCAAAAACACCATCTGGTGCTAGTGGGACTGGAGTTGATATTCCACCTAGAGGCGAACCTACTGCTGCTGATCCATTTTTGGAACAAACTCCAGCAGACAGATCAGCATTCTTCTTAGATGCGGGTGAAACTGGAATCGAAGACTACATTCAGCAACAGTTGGACAACGGAATCTATACTCAAGAGCAAGTTGACGAAGGAAATAATCCAACTGAAGGGGAAAGTGACGAAACTCCAGCCCCAGATCTTTCAGGGACGACCGATTGTGATGGTGTCGAGAACCTTACAAGTTTCCCTGACAGTTTAAAATTGTCACAGTATTTTGACTTGGGCGAACTAACTGGAAAAGCACCTTGTGGTAATCCTCTAAGAGCCCAGCGCGGTTTAACCAAGGGTCAAATTGTATGTAATTTGAAACTTCTAGCAATTAATTGCCTTGATAAGATAAAAGAAAAGTATCCAAACGCTCTAGTTACAAACGCATACAGATATCCAACAGGCTCAGCCGCTGGAAAATCGCAGCATGAGATCGGAGAAGCCGCTGATATTCAGTTCCCAGGAACTTCTAAGGCAGAATACTACGAGATCGCGCTTTGGATCAGAGATAATGTTCCACATGATCAGTTGCTATTAGAATACAAAACTTTTGGTTCAGGTATGCCTTGGATTCATATCTCATACAAGAAGAATTTAAGAGCCCCAGGACCAACCAAGAATATGAC